AAAAGTCGAGTTTTTCAAACGTTAAACGGCCTGTCTAATTTTACGGTTTTTCCTTCTCCAGAGAGGTTGCAACAGCTTGACCAAGACAGGGTTCAGATTGCTGGTGGTGTAATCAACTCAACGATTGAAAGGACTTCTTGTTTTGCTGTGTTTGTTCGACGTGCAGGCGTTGATGCCAGTGGCGCGGAGTTTGAGTACGACCGTTTAGCCCCTTTGTTTGCAGTAACAGGTTCAAAACCAGTTGATCAGTACAGCTTTATCCGATTCCAACATCCCGTTGAGCGAGATCCGAGTGAGTATGAATTTAAGTTTGTGCCTGTTCCGGGAGCAGAGCTTCGGGAGCTGGATGATTCGACTGATGTTATTCAGTTGACAGCAGCTGCTACTGCACAGTTTTCAACTGTGACTCGCCAGGTTGATACAACTAAGTATGGACGCTTTGTCATTACAGCTGCAGGTAAAGATAGAAACACTCAACCTGCTGCAATCAAGCTTTCCAAGCTAAAGCGTAACAAAGAGTTTTCGACAAAAGGAACTGAAAGTGGCGGTACGACAAGCATTGGAACAAAGCCAAGCGTTGTTACTGCGCTTGAGTCTTTGCCTTCAGATGCGTTGCCTGCTGAAAACAGAGCAGTAAATGGAGAGTTAGATGGAGGAGATAACTTTCGTGTAGTCACATCAAGCTGGAACGTGCCTACAGGCGGCAAGGATGGCGCGTTCTCCTACGACATCATGACTGATATTTACGGAGACTCAGGCAGGCCAGAGAACTTTGGGCAAAACGAGATTGAGGTTTTGTTCAAGGAGTATTTTGGAACGGATCGTTGGATTCAGTTCCGGTACAAGTTTGAAAAGATTGATCTTCCTGATAATCACCACGCTAGAACAGCACCTCAAAATGCAACTACAAAAGCTTGGGCGATTAGAGAGCGCAGCATTGTTAAAAGCTCAGGCAACTTCTCTGTAAACGAAGTTGTCACTGTCAAGAGAGGGCAGGGCGGAACGAACGTTGAAGGTGGCGATTCTTCTAATTACCCATCGAGCAACCCGTTTACGAGAAGCGGGTCTGATGTAATGACCTTCTCGGGTTTTAAGTTTCGGATTACTGAAGTTCAAAGATTTGAAGGCTTCCAAGGCCGTACTCAGGGGTATTACTACGAGGTCTTTGGTCACGCTAATTCTTATGGCGTTAGCGAGACGCGAACTGTAAACAGGACAATCACTTCCGGCTCAAAAAACTTAGTCCTTAACTTGCAAGCAGAAGTTGTATCCCTTGGAGATCACTGGTCTGCTGAGACCAAGGGGTGGGCAATCAAAAAAATTGACGTTGACTCAGTGCATACAAGCACTGGGTTCAGTCTTGACGAGACTGTTGACGACCTGCCTTCGCATGATGGCGAGAATCCTTTTACAAGAGGTCGAGATGTTGGCCAGCGCTGGCAGGTCAAAGAGCTAGCGGAGACAACTGCTGCAACACCTGTTGTTCAAACTGCAGAGCGAATTTTTGAGGGTCAAAGCCAGACGGCTGACATCAGCTTTTATCGAGATTATGTGGAGAAGTCCAATCAGAACGGACCTGAGCATCAGATCGTTTATGTCAATGAGATTTCCAGGAACGACGGAGTGCCTGACTATGACCACATGACTACAGCTGGCTTGGTCATCAAGGCAAGCCGTAACTTCAACCAGCTTGATCAGCTGCGTGTGTGGCTGTCAAAAGGTATTCACGTCAAGCGACTTCACCCTGACAAAACAACCTATGAGTCCGACAGCTCCAGCGCCACTTACAACCAAGAAGATGGGCCAAGCAACCTGTTTACGGATCTTGTCCACTTCTTGCTGACTGACGACGTTGCTGGAGCGGGCCATCTGTTGAAGATGACTGAAGACAACCCAAGCCTGCTTAACGTTGCTGACCTGCAGGAGACTTCTAAGTTTTTGCGTGCCAACAACCTGTTCTTCAATGGTGCCATTGCCGACCGCTCCAACATCAGAGGCTTAATCAGTCAGCTTGCGCCTAACTTCTTGTGCAACTTCCTGATTAGCAACGGCAAGTTCAGCATCAAACCTGCTGTCCCGGTTAATTCTGACGGCACCATTTCAACTGGTGCGGTGCCGATCAAACAGCTGTTTACTGACGGCAACATCTTGGAGGACACGTTCCAGCTGGAGTATTTGGCTGCAGAAGAGCGCCAGCCGTTTAAAGCAGTGGTGCGTTACCGCAAGGAGCGTCAAAACAAGTTGCCTGAGGAGCGTGCAATCGACGTTCGGCTTAAAGGTCAAGACGGCTTACCGATTGAGACTTTTGATCTAACGCAGTTCTGCACTAGCAGTGAGCACGCTCAGCTGGTCGCTCGTTACTTCTTGCTGCTTCGCAAGCTGATTACACATACGGTCAAGTTCTCAACGACCGTGCATGGCTTGGACCTTGGAGCAGGTGACTTCATCAAAGTAACCACTACGTCCAGTCCGTATAACGTTGCTAACAACGGAACGATTAGCTCTACAGGTGCAGTGACCTCTGTAAGCGACTTAGCTGATGGCCAGTACGACGTTTCGTATTACAAGTCAGCTTCTGAGCAAGAGGTTCAAGAGGGTGTGATGACCGTGGTTAATGGAACGGTGCCTGATAGCAACTTCCATAGCAGCGTCTTCACGATTTTGAAGCGACAAGACTCGCAGAACATTTACATGGTGGAGCAGCTGACGTTTTCACAAGAGGGCACGGTGGACATTGTTGCGTCTGAGTATCCTTGTGATGATGACGAGCGAAGCCTGCTTGCACAGCAAGTAGTCCGTAGCGACCTCTTTGAGGTGTATCCCCAGCGTTCTGACTGATGGCTTTCCCTACAGCGTT